TTTTTAATTCGGCAGCTGATAGGCCAATGCCTAATTTGCCTAGCGCAGCTGTGTTGCCGTCGTAGGCTTTGCCTAGACTGTTGGCTACTGCGTCAAGACCTTTGCCTGTTGCTTGGCTAATATCTAAAGCTAAAGTTAAAAGATCCTGGGCTTTTGTGACGTCGCCTGTAGAAAGAGCCAACCGCGATAGCGCCGGACGTAGCTTGTCATCTGCGACGCCAGTGGCTAGTGATGTTTTTAATATCTGCTTTTCAACAGCGACAATCATTTCATTTGTTGCGCCTGTAGCATTCTTCAAAGATGTGGCAAGTCGTATCTGTGCAGCCTCGTCCTCTATAGCAGCTTTCACGCCGTCAACTGCGAGCTTTACTGCGTAAGCCCCGGCAGCTGCGCCAGCTGCGGCAAAGGCTAATCCGGCCTTCTTGCTAAAGTCGCCGAGTTTGTTGCTCGATCCTTCAACGTCAGCGTTTGCGCTGTTAAGTGATTTTTTGAGTTGGTCAACGTCGGCAAGTATTGAGAGCTTGAGCGTTCTACTTTGCGCAACCATTAAAACTCCTTGAGGATCTTGTCAAAAGCATTTTCCCACTTGGCAATGATTTCAGGCTGAATGGCGCGCAAAGTTGGATAAATAAACCAGCCGTTAGATCCTCGACCTTTTGGCCCTGACCCTGACCAAATTGGAAATTGCTTGTATTTGTTAGATCCAAACTCATTGCCGCCCCAAAGCTGTTGCGTTGTGCCGCCGCCTGAGAACTTTTGCCCGGCAAAGCCAAAAGACAACTCGCCAATTTTTGATGACTTTGAAACTCTTGATCCGCGAGCAATCTTTTCAGCTGCGCGGCCTCGACCTGTTGCAGTGCCGATAATTTTGTCTTGAGCGAACTCAGCCAAAGCGCCTGAGGCAATTTTTGCCTGAGCTGTGGCCTGCTCGTCCATTGCCTTGAAAGCGCCTAAGACGCGACGTAGATCAGCCTTGTCGTAGGCAATCTCAACGCTGTCGCTCATGCTGCTCCTTCAATATCTCAAAAGCTGTGTAAATCTGCTCCGCCGTCTGCCACTCGCTCATTGGTATCCCAGTCGCTAGGGCTAAGTCAACCAGTATGCGATTTACGCTTCCGGCGGCGTAGCTTTTGGGAGAACTTCACCGACTGTCACGTCAGCGACCGTTTCGCACCAAATTTCAAAGCCTTTGATTGGCTTGCCACCAGCTTCGCGCTTCATTGCATTCCACGCAAGAAAGAGAAGATCCGCAATCCCTATCTTGTCTTGTGCTTGTGAAATGGTCTGACCTGTCTTGTTCTCCCACTTCGCCCACTCGGGCGGTTGCGCGGTATATGTACCGAACTCGCCTGAGACGTACTCGATTGTGATTGGCAGTTTCATTGTGTGCTCCCGTTTCTTCTTCTTTTAGCTGAATGTAGCTACTGGTGTGGTTGAGCAAAGCATTGCCCATGAGTCGGTTTGTGCGTCCGGTGCTGCGCCGCCAGCTGTAGGTGCTACTGGAAAAGCGTTGCCTGCAAAGACTGCGCCGGTTGCAGTGGTCAAGCTGAATGCAAGAGCTGTATTTGGTGAGGTTGTAAAAGCTGTCCACATTGCTTCAAATAGTGATGAGGCAACGCCCCAGTCTGAAAGAAGCTCAAGGTTGAGTGTCCACTGATCGTCAATGTGCTTGTAAGCCTTGCCGTCCAGTGTTTGATATGTAGTAATTACAGGCGCGTTGACCAGTGTGACTGACGTGGCTTGCGCGTCATAGTTGACTGTCGCAAGTGTCAAGGTTATGTCGCGACCAGTGACTATTGTTGTTGCCATTTGATTTTCTCCTTAGATTGTCTGTTGTGTGTAGTAAGTGCTGACCGCGAGATCCGCCACTAATAGGTTAGAAGCTCCTACGGATTGCACCGTCGGACGCTGTACGTCTCCGACTGTGTAACCTGCAGGCATTGCGCCCATAATCGCAATAATGAGTTGCTCAAGGTTATCGAGTGCGCCGGCTGTGTTGTTATAGGCGACGGCGGCAGTAACCACAAAGTTAATTTTGACACGTATTTGGCTTTTGCCAATTGTCGTAGTTTCAAAGTACGGCGCGTCCGGCACGATTACGCAGGCTGGCGGAATGACGGCCTCAGGCGGTGAGCTGTAGACGGAAGCTGAGACGCCTGCCAAAGCTGTGGCAAGTGTGCCGCGGACGTCGATCGCGATTGAAGTTGGCGTAGGCATTTACATGGCCATTGTTGAAACGTCAATGTAATTGCCTAAAAGGCCAATGACTCGGTTTTGTAAGCTGCGACCCATTCTGAAAGGCGACGGCGTAAAGTCCACGCCCTCAATCTGACCACCAGGCGCAACCACACTCTGAAATATCTCAACGCTGACAATGGTCACAGCTTGTTCAACTGCGTCAGTAGTTGCATAGAGTGTGGCCGCGTTTGCCCCGGATAGGTACGCAACGCCAGCCGGTATTACTGGACGGAAAGTTATATCGGCATTTGTAACGGCTGCAGTAAAGTAAAAATAAGGCGCTGGATAAGCAAAAGGCAGATATGGAAATGGATCATAGTAATTTGATGTAACCGTCATTGTGCCGTTAAAAGTAGCAGGAACGCAGCCGGTAATTACAACACTTTGGCCAGCCACAAATGTGTTTGGCTTTTGTGTTATGTAATATGCGACATTGTTTTGTAGATACACAGCTGCGACGGCATTTTGGTTTGCAGTAAGCAATGGCAAAATGACTTGCTCGCTTGAGTTGATTATTGAGTCAAGGTAAGCGTCAGAATATAAAGCGACAGAGACGCCCAACACTGTTCGAAGCTGTGAAGCTGTGATAATGCTAGGCATCTCTGTCCTTTCGTGTTCGACTGGCCTAGATACGGGAGCGCACCTAGGCCATGCTTATTTTTAGGTTAGGTTGAAGCGACGTAGGCCACCGGCAAAGACGGCCTGTGCTGCAATGTAACCATAGAGTGAAATTTCAATCTCGCCTGTTGTTGGCACGTTTGTGGCCAATGTAAGCGCAGGAGATTCGAAAATCTCGATTGAGCGTGGTTCGATAATGAATGCTGACTCGTCAATTGAAGTTGCAACCATGTTTGGATCTACATAGTAATCAAGTCCAAGCACATTCCCACGAATACTTGTAGGGATTGCAGACCCGGCGTTGTTCATAGGATTGCCAGCATTGTAAATTGGACGCCCTGTTGTATCTGTTGCGCCAAGCAAGGTTGTCCAGATAGAAGTACCAGATACAAATGACTTTGCTGTGCGCTTTGTCGCTGTGTATGCAGCTGGTGCTTCTGTCGATACGAATGAAATCAAACCAGCTGAGTCAGCTGCGGTTGCTGTTGCCTGTGTACCGCCTGCAGTAATTTGTGCAATTACATACTGGTCAGTTGCTTGAGCATACGCGTCGCGTAAATTTGCAAGCATAATTTCATAAAATGATGGATCGCTGCGATCAAGAAGCTCCACGCTGTAGCGCTGGAATCCCATTTTCTTAATGACTGTCGCATTTACATAACTTGAAGTAATCGCGGTCGTTCCTGTTGGATCTCCACCTTCGGCAACTGTCGCAGCTGTCGAGTTAGCAGTGATTTTAGGGATTGACACTGTCATGCCATAAGTTGAAAGCGGACGTGTGCCGCCGCAAGCTTCAATGACTGGACGATCAGCATTTGTGTTTTGAGCAACGTCGCGCACGTATGAAACTGGTGAGAACGCTGGATTTGTTGTGAAGCTGTCATCTGCTGCCTTGATGTATTGGCGTGAGTCCTCGTTGCCGAGTCCTGCCTTGATTGTGTGTTCAAGGTATGCGCCACCTGTTGTGATAGGTGAACGTGGTGATGTGAAATAGAGCGGGCGTGAAGCCTCGACCTTTTCGACTTTGGAAGCCTCAACCGTTTCGGCTGCGACTTCTGGAACGGCTGTAGGTGTTTCCACTTTCGTTTCTCCTTCGGTTGATTGTTCCTCTGTCTCCGGTTCGGATTCAGAATTGTTGTTTTCACTAGCTGCAATTTCAACCTTTGCTGAGGCAATGGCCGGATCTGTGACTAGAGAAACTTCTTTTAGAGCACTTGCGCTGACTACCAAAACGCCGTCAACGTTTTTGTACTTCTGAGCAATCACGCCAACGCTAAAGCCGTCGCGTAATCCGGTGCTTGCCTCGACCAATGCGTCAGATCCTGCTGTTGTCTGGCCAATTGAAAACGTTGCATAAATTCCTTGGTCGTCCTCGGTGTAGTCTTTAAGAAATCCAATTGGACTTTCGCGGCGGTGCTCAAGTAAAAGTTTTGTAGTTTTGCCCAAAGTGATTGAACCTTTTTCAAACTTAGTGCTTCCAGAGCTTGTGACGCCTTCTTCATTCCACGTGACAATGCGGCCGGATAGTTCGCGCTTTGGAAAATCTGCGGCCTCGACTTTGATTGAAAAGTCCATTTTGATTGGTTTTTGTATGCTGTAGGTCATCTGATCATCTCTTCTTCTAGTCGGATTTCATCTGAGGTTAAAGCGCCAATGTCGTACAGGATTTTGTAAACGTCTGCGCGCTCTTTGGCTGATCCGCGCAAATAATCGTCTAGGTCAAATTTAACTTCTTGGCTTGCCGGTACAAAGTCATTTGCCATGCCAGTCATTGACAAACGTTCTTCTATAGCGCACATGATTGGACGCAAAGAGAAGTCCAGTAAAGATTGACGGGCCAATGTGGCGTTGCTGTATGTCATGCTTGATCCTGATTCAGCGTCTACATAATACGCCGGAATGCCAGTGACTCGCGCTAATTCCGTTGATACGTATGAACGGGCTTGATTTAGCTGTAACTTTTCAGGGTCAAAGCCAAGTGTTTGTAATTCAACGTCGGCATTAAGAAAAGCCGTTGCGCGATTGCGACGAGCTTGGCCCCAGGATTCGAGCAACTTAGCAATACGATCTGCCGGCAATGCAACGCCGTTTGATTTCAAAACCATTGTAGGCACAGGCTCGCGCGCGTACATTGTTGCGGCACGCTCTAATTCTGCGCCGGCTTTAATTGTGCGTCCTGCACGATTCAAAATGCCCTCGTCAACGCCGTAGAAAACTGCCAAAGCGCCAACGCCCTCGTAAGGCACTGGAATTGAGTCGACGCAATAATATTCAATCTCTGTGCCGTTGGCATTTGTTTTGATTGTCACGCGTGTAGGGTCAATGCGTTCAGCGCTGCGAATGCGATATGTGTCAGCATAAATTTCTAAAATTCTCATGTAACCGTAACCGTAGAGAAGCAAGTCCTCCGCAAGCCACGCATAAGTTGCAAAGCCCGGCACACGTGGATCAGGTTGATTTATTACTTTCGGCGGTGACTCAACTCGCGCGCCGTCTTGCTTTGTGCGCACCTTGAGCGGAATGCTGGCG